GGCCAAATGCTAGGTATTTTTTTACCAATTCGACACGGTTTTTGACTTGGCCTGATAAAAATGTCATGATAAGGGCATTCAATCGGAGGGAGATATACCGAGCTTGTCTACATTTATCAACTAGCCAAATAAGGAAAAATACATTGGCAACTAAAAAAGAAACAGAAGACATGATACCTACCAAAATAACCGACTCGTCCGTGACTCTCAAGGCGGACGACTGGCGCGCGCCAGTCAAGACGGTATATGTACCTACACAACTGATACTTCAATGGACTGGGGGTAAGACTAAGGAAGATATTGACCTAAACCAAAGGTATGAATTAACCATTGGTTTAAAGGGGGGCAACTAATGGTCAAGATGCGCGAGAGATTCGACAGCTTAATAGACGTGCTAGAAAAAAAGGCATGGCTAAAACGCACATGGGGCGGTGCGGGGGTTGCCCCGTACGAGGATACAGCCAGAACTGGCGCGTACACCTACAGAACAAGGCCCATCACCTATGCTGACTGCGAGGGTCTCTGCGCGTTGGGAGTGATAGACGAGTTTCTGGGCGCGCTCTACTGTAACCAGTCTATAACCTACTTTGACGAGGAAGAACTAGACGCGCTATCAAAACCAGTAGATGAACGCTTGCTAGACTGGTGGGATTCTATTCTCGTAAATGTGGGTCAAGAGTTTGCCCACCAAATATTTATGAAGTGGAAATTTCCATACTTCAAGCAGGCGATTGACGATGGTCGAGTACACTATCTAACAGTCAAGAGTTGGACAACTATTTCAGCGTGTAACGATGCGGAGTCAACTGTTAAAGCAGATATGCTTGACTTGCTCGGTGTTATTGACTTATACCCCCCATTTCAAGAAGTAAAGAACCTTACAAGAATGCCTACTTCCAAAAAACTAGCACTAGCAAAACCTTATTATAAAAAGCAATGTAAACCAGAAACTAGAAAACTGGGTTACTATGCTCCTGAGATGGGCTATCTACATGAAGTTAACTTGTTGGAGATAGAAACACACATTAGGCTCCTGCGCGAGGCTAACATCCTCTAATGCAACAGTTTGATGATTTTATTGCCTACATGGGCGCATTAATTCTCGCGCTCTGCCTATGGTTAGGTAGGCGGAAAAGATAAAAATTGGGGTAGTCTAACCACTACCCCAAAAGGAAAAACAATGGATTATAAGAGACAAATTGAAGAGATTGTCCACGCTATAGCAGATTCGCCACTATACGAAACTATTGGCCAACTTGCGCGATTTGGACGGCTCAGAGCCGGTGTATTTGACCAACCCTTCCCAACGCAAGAAGATGTATTGAAGGGATGCGATGCGTTGGCGCATTCCCAACACTTGCAAGAAATTTTAGAACTACCAATAGCCAATGTGACATTGACCGGTTACGAGTGTGGCTGCGTGTTGGGGTTTGTTGGATTTCACGAACTAGCAGGCGCGGTATGTGACGAGCATATTAAGAAGTTTACAGGTGTAAAATCCCCACTAGATTTTAGTCTTCAAACATTGAGAGACGCGCGCCACGAGATACGCAAGAGGTGGTTAGACTTGTTCGACCGGCACCATAGAGACAGGCACGAGTGGATAAAGGACGTCATAGAAAAAGAGGAATCTTGGCACACGCTAAGGGGCTGGGTCTCGGAGGATGATGAACAAACAAAACACGACACGATAGCGAGGAAATTACTTGATGACTAAATTCAATGGGTTCTCACGAGGTAATACATTAAACGAACAGCGTATGGTACGCACTTCAAAAAATGCTGAACCGTCAAAAATGCTAAGGGAAAAAGCAGAGAAACATAACATCTGTAACCCTAGTAATTTAGTGCGCGTAACCACTACCATAGAAGAGTTAGCAAGAGGAATGTCAATTAAGACTTGTTGGGAATGCGGAATAGATACATTCGAGCTGGAAGAAGTAAGGAAATATAATGCTAAGAATCAATCTAAAACACTTGAACCCATACAGCGAGAAATTCTGGCAACGCTGGAAAATATATGAGATTCGCTCTCTGACTTGGGTTGTGGTGTACACATACAGGGAGAATAGCTAATGGCTACACTATATAGGGCAAATGGGATAACGAGAGAAGTACATCCAGCAAATGGCGAGTATTTCACACTAAACGAGTTGCAAGACCACGTTGGCGGCACGGTAGAGAACATGCCAATTACTTATCCAGAACGTGTAGAAAAAGGAATTGACTACCTATGTAATGAAAATGGTCTCGCCGAAATGCTACAACCTAATCAGTATATAACCGTTGTATTAGGTTATATCTGCTTAGGTGACATTCTAGAAGTTAAACACGAGGAGTGGTCATGATTTGCCAATACTGCTATAAAAATAAGGTGGGAACTAGAACCAACCCTCGCGGCTATCACATAAGGAATAATCGTAGAAAAAATGCTCGTTTTATTACTGTCTGTACACCTTGCGAAGAAATCGTGGGCGGTGCTAACATGTCCCTCGCTGGATATAAACAAACCAAACGAGGAGAATGGACAAAATGACAACGATACGCAAAGACAGCTACACATTTACACCTGATGACTTTCCGAAAGGCTACACGGTTAAACAGCAATTCGACCACTACGAGGAACAGCGATATCTATTCATTATTGAGGCACTCTTCACACCATATGAGCGCGTGACCGAAAGACTCAAGACTAGATGGCACGGTCAAGGACTCAGGATGCCGTCACCATATACAGGCATTGGTCGTAGTATGCAGGACGATTTCAAGGCCTATCGGGCTAGATATGAAGAGGCAAACAAGGCGCGCCAACTCAATGAGACGGTGCGCTCGTGGTGGGGGAGTACCACAACATTTATTAAGACTGTGATGCGGGTCTGAGTTTAAAGATAGGGTAAACCCTCACCACACTTGAAACCTCGGTAAAAATGCCGGGGTTTTCTTTTTGCCTGCTATGCCGTTCATCTATTGGTGTTGTGTAGTTGCTATAGGCCAATTTAACTAGGAAATATTTTTCCAACCACCAGTCGACCCTTTCCGTCTTTCCGCCTCACATTACGCAATACCGTTCCTCACACAAAATGTTGAAAAACTGGTCTTTTCCCCCCGAAAAATGTCCGTGTTTAGCTACAAAATGGCTCTTGAAAATTTTGAATTAAATAACTGGCACGGTTGCGTCCGCGCGGCGAGCCGGGTCAGAGCAATCTACTGTGAATCCGCACGCCGGGCAGAAGATTTTGCACTTAATTACTATTACTTTCGCGCGGCAAAGGAAGCAAGTCATAATTACCTTTGAAAAAGGAAGGAAACCTCGTGAGAGAGGCTCCCTTCCCCTTGGTTGTGGGCGAAAACAGAGGGCCAGTTGCCTGACCCCCTGCCGAGGAGGAGTGGTGCGTTAGCACCAGAGGGTGTCCAGTAAGGACACACATACATTATACCACGAGACTTGACCGCTTGTCAATGGTATGGTATAATGTATGCATGAATACACACGGAGGGGCGAGGCTCGGAGCCGGGCGTCCCAAGAAATCACAAAGCGTTGCAGTTGTAAATAAAAAATTACAGGCTGCTTTTACAGATGGCTTGGAAACAGTAGCCGAGAACTTCATCGACCTGTTGAACAAGTGCGCGGCTAATGCGATGAGTGAATCGAAGGATGCTGGCGCCGATAGGCGGTTTCTGGTCAAGCTACTTACTGATACCGTGAAGATACCAGAAGATGAGAAAACACCTTACTACAAAATGATGCAGCAATGGGTAGCCCCTACACAGGTGAATATCAATGTGGACGGAGAAAGCAAGGGATATATTGAGGGAGTTGAAACTCGAGTTATCCCCGGAACAGAGTGACGTATTATTCCAAGGTAGCCGCCTTAAAATAATTGGTGGCGGCGAGGGCGCAGGAAAATCCTTTCTTGGCGCTCTTACTGGTGTCATACGTGCAATATCTGATGCACACGAGAATAACTACGACGAGAACCTATTATACTGGGTTGTTGGCGCGGACTTCGAGGACGCCAGAAAAGAACTAGAGTACATACACGAATGGTTAGACGACTTAGGACTGGTGAACAATGCTAAGACTTCCGTATCGACCCATAGAGACCAGAAGTGCATCCTCACCACCACCATTGGTGTTGTCTTCGAGACTGTATCAGGCTATGACCCAAAGAAGATTGGACGAGAGCAGCCCCAAGGAATTATCGGATGCGAGATTAGCCGATGGACTAAGGAAGTCTGGGACAGATGTTATGGACGACTTGCTCGTCGATATCACCGAGGCTCTTGGGGATTCTTTAGTGGCTCATTTGAAACAAGCGAAGGCTGGTTTCCAGAGATGTGGGAGACAGGCCAATCAGGAAACGAACTAGATGTTACGAGCTTTTCACTTCCTGCATGGGCTAACCTATCAATATATCCGGGCGGCGAGAATGACGCTGCTATAAATCAGCTTCGGGCGCAGACAACAGAACCGCGCTTCCTAGCCCGGTACGGTGGTCAGCCGCATCCTCCAATAGACAGCGTGTTTCCAGAGTTCAAGCATGTTGTACATGTCGATTCTGCTGTAGAGTTTGACCCTAACGAGTCAACATACATATTCATCGACCCCGGTGACCTAGTATATGCCTGCGAGTTTATACAGTTCATAGGTGATGAAGTCTGGGTAGTAGATGAGCTATACGTATCACACTGGACACATGAACAGGTAATGCAGGGTGTACAGAACAAGCCAGCATGGAATAACATCAAAGACGGAGTAATGGATATTGCAGGAACACAACATCATATGGGCCTTGGCAGCGCTTTTGAGGCATGGCACCGAGACACAGGTATCCAGATGTTCGTTAATAAATGGCCTGTTGATGCGGAGCTTGAAAGGCTTCGCTCGGTACTCTCCCTCAACCCTTCTACTGGACGCCCTAGACTCCGCATTAGCCCAAAGGCTCAAGGATTGATTACAGAGATGGGCGGTGGCGTCGCGCCGGTTGCAGGTATCAACAGATGGAAGATACGCAACGGCAAGCCCGAACCGCGCAATGACCATGCATGTAAAGCCTTATCCTATGGGTTGTTAGAGAAGTTTGGTACTACAAGAATAGACGATAGAACAAGTATGGAATCAACATCCTACTTACGACCCAATAGCGGCGATAGTGTATATGATAGTGTGCTATGGCACAATCGTAAAGGAGTGAATCCGTGGCAGCCAAGCTAGACGATATAATATCAGCAAGTGAGCATTTTTACAGTGCGGCGCATCAGCAGATGACTGATTCGGATAATCTGTATAACCAAGACCACGGTCTTAATATTGACTTGCCCGAAAACATAAGCATACATAAGTCTTCTAAGGCTACACAAATCGTAGACAACCTTAGAGACCAGATACGTGTGGACGAGCCTGTTGTGGTTTATCGAGAGCGCAGTCCCAAACAGAAAGACCAAGAGCATAAAGCTCTTATGGAAACATGGGGACAGAATATACTAATGCAGATTAGTCAGGCTGGGATGATTGACCCTCTAGGGCAGGCACCCCATGACCTAATACTACGTGGTGCGGCATGTGTAAAGATTACAGTTTGCGAACAGATGCTTGAAGAGAAGCCACCGAAAGTTAGTAAGCGTGCGTGGGAAGCTGAGATGTCTCACAAACCACACTTTATGATGAAACCTATTGACCCTTTGAACTGCTTTCCCTCACCGGGTAATGAACTTACCTACATGGTAGAGAAGCAGACGAGGCGTGTCATAGATATCCGAGAGTCCTATCCGCACTGGAAAGACCCCAAGGCTAAGAAACTTGGACGCAACCTTACAGACAATCCATTACGAGAAGTTAACTGGGTTGAGTATTGGACTCGTGAAGAATATATAGTTGAAGTCGATGGTGACAGAATAATTGACAAACCCAATCCATACGGCATTATTCCGTATGTCTATCGGTACAGTGGTCTGGGTCGTAACAATGCTGACGGAAATCCTAAACATTTAGCGGTGGGGATTCTCCATAGTATTCAAGGCGAGCTAGAAGCTGAAATTGAAGTGAAGACTGCAATGCGTGCAGCGTGGCAGTATCATGTATTTCCTAGACTACTAACTACTGATGACCCTTCCCAAGTAGCCCAACAATTCCAAAAGGGGCCGGGTGCCGTAATCAAACATGCCCCAGAGCGCCCTCCGCAATGGTTAGACTCCCCACCGCCCAATCAGCATATGATGGAATTTCTCAACTCTATAGACGAATCAATACGCAGGACTATACCAGCCGCTCTCATGGAGAGGCAGGCTGATGCAGGTATTCATCAAGCCATGCTCATTGGGCAGGCGCTAAAGATAATCAGCCCTGTTAAGAAGTCATTGAACTCTATGGGTACCGAGGTATTAAATAAGCTCAGCCATTTAATGAACTGGTTCGAGCTTCCAATGTCTGTTCAAGGCCCGAGAGAAGGCGATTCTGATAGAATGATACGAGGTAAAGACTTTACCCATCACCAATTCGAGGTGACCTTTGAAGCTACTGACCCAAGTGAAGATGATAGGCGGATGCTTAGTGCATTGGCTGTTAAGCGTGAGCCGGGACTTATATCACGCGCCACCTACAGAGAGAAGTTCCTCAAAGGTGTTATACCAAATGGTGAAGAAGAAGAGGAAAAGATAATGGCAGAGGCTGTTGTAGACCAGCTTGTACAGAGCGGAATGCTTGTACAGGAGGTTATGATGCAGTTGCAGGCGCAGGCTCAACAGGAAGCTGCGGCATCAGCATCACAAGGAATGGCTGGCAGAATGCAAGAGCGCATGGGCGGCGCGGCTGACGTGATTGGGGGCTTGGAGAGAAACATAGAAGGTATCATGGGCGGCGGTGAGGGTGGTAGAGTACCAGTAGGCTTAGAAAACGAAGGCGCGGCTAACGCAGGGGTATAAATGGAAAGAGATATAACAGGACGAGCAGTTCAACAGAGTGCTAAGATTGTAGCTCGTGTTATGGAGCGAGTAACAGAAAAGGTACCTCTAGGGCCGGGGCAGGTAAAAATGACCCCAGAAGAGTTAAAGAAAGAGGTAGCACGAATGCGCGGTGAGCCATTACTTAGAATGGCTGAGGTACTGGGTAATGACGAAATACTAGAAGCACTAAGGAATAGATAATGTTTCATAACTACGAACATCTAAATATACTAGGTAAGGTAGCTTATCATACAGGGCCGGGCGCAACACATCCGGGGGAACCGGGTGCTTGGACATTCCATGAACCTCATGATTACCAATCTAATCTTGTAAGAGAAGAAGCAATGGCAGGTTGGGAACAGCCATTTGCGGTACATCCTGTTACAGGAATGAAACATATGGTAGGCGCGCAAGGTGTATGGAATCCAGAAACTGAACAAGTAGAAACTCAGGCAGGGCCGTGGACAGTAGCGCGAAAAGACCCAAACAGAATATTCTGGACTCCAGACGAAGGTGTAAATCCAGAATATGAGCAGCAAAATATAGGTGGGCTACCTTTTGAGGTTGGAGATATATATAGCCAGAACATTCTTCAAGGTGTTGGCACTCCTACATCACAGTCAGCAGCTTATAGGCAGGGACTAATAGAGAATCCATTATATGCAGCAGCATTAGAGCTTGGTATTGCAGGTGGTCTGGGCCATAATCCGTGGATTGATATAAGGTCTCTTCCCCAAGCCGCTGCACAAGCAAAGGACTTACAAACTAGAGTACAGAATGACCCAAACTTAATAGCAGCACTTAATGCTAAAGCTGCTGCACCCGGAACTACAGGTGGGGCTACAGGCGGTGCTGGCGTACCTCCTATGCCTACTGGTAGCTCGCCGCAGGCTGATGGTATTATTGGAGGCATGACGCAAGGTGTAGGACAGGGTAGTGATGGCACTGCTGGAAGCTGGTTGCAGAACTTAGGTATTGCTGCTCCCGGTGCAAACTTAGTTTCGCCTATTACAACTGGTGCTGGATATACAGCGCCTCCTACCAAGACGTCTACCCAGCCAACAACGGCAGTAGGCGATTGGGAAAGTTTGGGCCTCGGATTTGAAAGTACTCAAGGGGATTTAGGAGGCTTTCAAGACCAATCTTCTACAGACTATCTACAAAAACTATTTGGAGGGACGATAGCTCCTGACGCTACTGGTACAGAGCAGGCAACTGTGGCACCTGTCCCGAGTGAGGGAGGTACACTAGCCCCTTCAGATTTAGGAACTCTAGAGCCGTATGCTGCTCCAGTGGCAGGCGTTCCGCCAGTTGCCCATAAACCATTTGAGATAACTGACTATACAAGTACATTAACTGATGATACTACAGTATCTAGTATGGGTTTTAAGTCAGACGTTGCGGATAAGATATTTAAGTCAAGTACGTGGCAGTACCAAGCACCAACAGCAGGTAAGGATTTGGTAGCGCATCCTGATGTTCCGGGCGCTCCTGCTACCCCCGAAGAGATGCGTCTATTCTATGATGAGCTTGGGCAGAGGTCAGATATTAGTAGTAGTCAGATTGCCATAGCTCTAAAAGATTTTAAGTATAATCCTCAATTATCAAGAGAAGTACAGATAGGAGAAATAGCTGAAAAGTTAGTAGGGGCTGATTGGTCTTGGGGAATTGAAGGTGCCTATAAGCTTGTTCCCAGACGTACACGAGCGCTTGAAGGTAGTGCTGAGGAAACTGCTGTAGATGTAGCCACAGAGATACTAAATCAGATGGCTCCTTCGGGAGCCGCAACAGTCACAGTCACAGGTGCTGGCGCAACCCAATCAATGTCTGCTAGTGGGTCGGCAGATAATTATGGCCCCAATGAACAAATAGTGAGCGGCCCCAATACTGCTACAGTAGCATCTTCTGACTTGAACTGGGGCCAAATAATGCGAACTCTAGGGACTGAAACCCAGAATTTTGCTGACCTGTCTCACAAGATAGGAGGCTTTCCAACTAGCGTAGGGGCATTCCACGGCGGCGCGAATATGGATGCCGCACAGTACAGAGATGTATTACATTTTATGGCTCAGGCATCTATTACATTACCTGCTGGAACAACATGGGAACCTGCCGAATATGGTAAGGATGGTAATATAACAAAGCACACTGTACTAACTGTTACTGATGATTTGAAAAAGAATCTAACTCCAGAAGCCCTTCAACAAATTTCGACAGCTCTGGATATGCAGGGGCAGGCAAAAGAAGCCCTACTAAGATATGAAGAGGGCGCAGTACAATTTCATAAAGATTTGGCAACTATGACTTGGAAAGAGAAAGAGTTAATAGAAACAAATAACTTTTCAGCATGGGCAAAAGAGCAAGATGCCTTTTTAAGTAATGCACAGCTTGCTGCCGGGTTTAGCCATCAAAAAGAATTACTCGTAGCGCAAGCTGAAATTGACTACAATGTGTTAGAGAATGAGCAAGCATTTGATGAGTGGAAGACTGGACAGATAATTTCTTCTGATGAGAGGATAGCAAATCTTAACGCCGCGACCAGTTATAGTACTGCCGCTATGGGTGCTACAAGTGACAAGGAGATTGCCGCGCTTCAAGCTGACTCAGCATATTCTATTGCCGAAATGACAACTGGAACGCAAGCTGGAATTGCCGAAATGCAGTCTGGAGTTGACGTATGGGCAGCCAAGTTATCTAGCGATACTCAGTGGGCTATCGCGCAATTAAATAGTTCTACTAAAATAGGACTCGAAGGTACTTTTGGTCAGAAAGTGTCGCATGATATCGATTTGCTAAATAGGGGACATGACCAGAAAATCTATGAGTTAACGCATTCAAGTAGATTAGAAATGGGGTTAGAAACTCATAAAGGCAATATTGACCTAGTAAAGATTGAAGCTAATAAATATGCCGAGCTAGAACTAATAGGTAAAAAATATGAGTTAGAAGGGGCGCTCCAAGTACTCCGTGACTCTGGTGAAATGGATAGGCTTGTTAAGGAAATAGTAAGTAACGAGCTTATTGCAGGGCATACGATAAGTGGTGAAAATGCACGAGCCGCTGCCGAGATAGCGTCTAAGGCCGCACTTCAAGAAGCGCAGTTATCCGCTATGGCAGCTAACCTATCTACTGAAGCGTTGAATGCGCTTAATCAAATTGAAGCCGCAGGATTCCAAGATAGGTTAACTCAGGAAGCCAAGATACTTGCAGACCAGTTATTGGAGACCCAGCGAGGCGAACATGCCCTAGCAGCTATAGGCGCTACAGGTGTGCAAGACCGGGCGACAATGGTAAAGAAGTTTGAGCTAGAAGACGAACAACTGAGACTGCGTGAAGAACTTCGCGCCCTTCCAACACTTGATACCGGCTCTTCTATTGAACTTACTCGTCAGGTATCACAGAACTATACTACAACACTAAATAACGCTATAAGCCAAGCAGCTACATCAGGAAATTATGATGTAGTTAATGAGGCACTTGCACATGAACTTCCTCCTATGCCTGTAGGAATACAGTGGAGTCGCGATGAGGGCGGATTTAGGATGAGACCGGGTTACGAAGGCAGGCAGATGGATGCTGATACGAGAGAATGGATATCTACTGCTACCACTGCCTATAAAGCTCGTGACAGAGTTGAGCAGGCTGTGCAGCAGGCTAACCTGATTAACATAGAATTACAGGCTAAACGGTTGGACGAAAGCAAGGCGGCAGAGCAGTTTAGAGAGCATATGATGACAGCAGATATAGATAGCGCTGAAGAGGCTGCCGCCAGACATAAGATGGCAGAGACAGCAGCCCTAGCATCACAGACAAAACTGGAACATTTGCAGATGCTCTTTGGGCTGTTACAAAATCCAATACAGCTTGGTATGGCTAAGAGGCATGGACTCTTAGGGCAGATAGAAGCTGTACTAGGCTTTACTATAAATAATGTGCCTTCTGGCCCAGTAGGTGGTGCCGGTACAGTTCCAACAGTTAATGAATGGCAGACAATGGATTCCGAGGAACAAACATTCAGTCTTGCACTATTTGTAGAACAGGGTGGCTCTCCAGATGAGTTCTTAAGACTCATTGCAGCAGCAGCTCCAGCACAAATGCAGCAACTTCAGTACGGAGTATTATAAATGGCTCTAATTTCGCAGAGAACAACATTCTCAAATAGGTACATGCCTCCGATGCTTCAGACAAAGGAAGAAGAAGACGAAGAGGATATAATAGTAAAGCAGGTAGATTTAGATGCCGGGCGCTTAATGTACGAATCTACCAAGGCTGAAAACTTTGCGAGGATGAATACTTCTCAGCCAACACAGTTTAATTTTAATTCAATAAGTTCTGCTAATAGAGGAGTAGCTACTGAGTTAGGCGACCCAAATATTGAAAAAGATGCTGCTTGGTATGATAAAGTCTTAAAGGTATTAGAGCCTCTTAAGTATCTAGAGATACCTGCTGAACTCGGTATGGAACTTGTAGAATGGAAAGCAAAGAAGCTGATTGGTGGTATACCGGGAGTTGATGCTGACGGCGCATGGTGGGGTGAGGGTACTGCACCGCGAGAGAGTATGCAAGGATGGAAGGCGCTTCTTAAAGATGACCCTAATAGGTCGGGGTGGGATGAGGTTAAGGGGCGTTTAGATGGCTCATTCGAGGCTTTTGATAATCGGCCTCTAATGATGCAGTTGGGTCTTGGAGCAGTACAGATAGCAGCTACTATGGGTGCTGGAGCTATTGCAAAAGGTGCAGCCGTTGCAGGAGCTAAAGGTGGCGCACTTGCAGCAGCAAGGGCAGCACGCGCAGGGGCATATGTTATCGACCCTTGGGAGCTTGTTTACAAGGGTGTAAAAGCTACTAGAATATTCCAGTATAGCTGGAAGGGAACTAAGGCTGGTATTAAATTAACTAGGTCTCTCTGGGATAATGGACGGTCTACGGTGGATGAGGTATTAGAAGCTGCTAACGTACAGATAGACCCAGCTTTACGAGCAGCCTCTCCAACAGAAACCTTGGCAGAGGTAGTGGCTGATGGTGCCGGTATGTGGTCAATAAATACCTTGGAAGATGCGCTTAGTGCCGCAAGTAAAATCTTAGGTACTAAAGAGGGTATAACTAAAGAAGACCCACAGCTAGTATATGATGTTATAACTGGCTTTGTAAAAGAACATGCAGCAAGATTTGAGGAGCATGGCCTACGAGGGATTGCTATTTCAAAGAGGTTCACAGAAAAATTTCATATAGATGTAGATACTACGCTATTTGACCCAGTAAATGTAAATATACACGAATGGCTAATTAAGGACGTAAACGTATATGGACTAGGCCCGAGGATGTCTAGGGTTCCTAATGTTTTGGATGATAAGGTTGAAAAGGCATATACTACTCCCGACCCTACCCGGTCTTTTAAGGATGTATCAGAAACAAGAGTCAAACTTCAACAAGAGACTCATGGCGCGCCTATAGAAGGAGTAGAAGGGGCGGCAATACAGCATAACTATCTATCGCCTGCATTAGAATCTCGTAATACAATACAGAAATTTATAAGAGCTAGATATCTTGCCTCTACAGATAATTCCTTAGAAATTTCTGAGCGTGTAGCAGCTATTAGAGATGCTACTATACTACAGACTCAAATGTCTATTGGCGCTCGTAAGAATCACTCATTCCGTGCAGATAAGAAAGCTCTACTTGGAAGTCCCCATGACCCCGATTTAGTTGACCTAAAAAATCATAATAGGCTGCTACATTGGGAAAAAGAAATAACGCCTAAGACCAAAGCTGAAAAAGCAATGACTCCAGAAGAGTTTGCAAATTATATTACTGAGAGGAAATTTGGGCGCAGAAGTGCTGGACTGGTATTAGCAGATGGGGGTGTAACTCAATATCTTGTACAGAAATATGAAGCATCACTTATACAATGGTCTAAGCAAAATAAAGACCTTATACTAAGAAAACTTGAAGAAGCTAATAGAACTCTAGATATAACTGACCCTCAACTAGCGGCTCGTGGTGATATGAGTGAGGCTTTCGATGCTGACCCATTATCTTGGATAAGAGATTCTGACCAGCTATTCACCTTTGATATCACTAAAATGGATAGTAGTATAAATACTTGGTTTAGAAATGATGAAGTGATAGAAGCCTTTACTGATATGGGTAAGGAGGTAGGTGAAAAAGGTGCTAAGAAAGCTAATAATGCTAGTGCAGAAAGACTTCTAGCGGCAGCCAGAGAAGAATTAGGCCCGGATGGTAAAAAGCTATACAATAATCTTCCAACAGATAGCTCGCTTATCAGAAATATATTTGTTGCAAGCGAACTGGCAGCAGGCAAATCACATGTTAATATAGAAAGACAGTTAAAGCATGGAAATCCTATGACTACGGCAGGATACGATATAGCTATCATGGACTATAATCCAGCAGGTAGTAACTTACATGCTTCAGTAGAATTAGCTAAAGAAGCAGGCGGCCTACTCCGAAGAGTATACGATGATGTTGAAGAGGGTACTAATATAGATTTTGCCAGACTGATTGATAGACTTGTCAAAGAGTCAGCTAAAACTCCTCATGGCGGCTCACAAAGACAGGCTTTTGCTAAAGGACAGGAGCTAGGTGGTGCTGAATATGCATCCTATGTAACTAGGCTCGGACTATCAATGTCCAATAGTGCCGCAGGTAGAAAAATACTGGAACGCTACTATGATGATAATTTAACAAGTCTTCTAACAGAACTAAGAGGCGGAGTAGATTATCACGACGTTGCAAAACTAGACCGTACAAGCGCTTCATGGGACTTTCTTAAAAAGGGAGGCATGGCAGAGAATCTTATAGCACTAGATGCTGTTGTTAAATATGCTCAAGATTTGCAGCTACAGAAACAGCATCTTAATTTTAAGAAAGGAACGCTGTATAAAAATATAGGTAGTCGCAAAGCAGGTGAATTTGCTGATAAGCCAAATCTCTATATAGAAGCTGGCGAGGGCAGTAAGAAAGCTAGAGAAACACTTAGAGGCGCTAGTCCGGGTATACTGAATCGTGCAGGATTCTTTACTGCAAGAGTTAGTGATGAAACAGGGCAAATTGCAAAAGCAGGTGAGACAGGAAGAGTGACAGAGAAAATGGTATGGGCTGGAGACCACGCTAAGACTGCCAAAGGAAAGATATACTGGGAGGGTAGGCTAGATGTAATCAAGCAGCGACTTATCATGGATAATGATAACTTTGCAGATTGGGATATATCTAGATGGAAAGAATGGGCTGCTGAAATATTTGACCAGCGCGGTCATATAGAAACTGTAGAAGATATGTTTAGGTCTATGGTTAGAAAGAAAGACGGTAGCTGGACATCAAGAGCAGTAGCCCCCTTAGATGAGGCTCTCCTCAGTTTCGCAGATGACCAGTCATACCACTTACTCGGTCAGTGGGATATGATGTGGGATGGGGTTAAAAACTTTGAGGGAGTAGATGCTTTCCGAAAGGTTATGCAAATGCAGGCTATGAATCCTCTTTCTAGGGAAGGCAAACAGGGTGGTTGGTCACCGTTTAGGCATACCAAGAGTAATGCTCTAAAAGAGTTCCAGAAGAATATAAAAACCAGCCATGTGATGAATGGTCTCTGGAGAACTCAAAAGAGAATACCAATGCTGGTTGAAGATGTAACTGGGCAGGCTCATTACGAAGAGGGTATAGCATACACTAAGCTGGGCCGAAATGAACAGGTTGCTGACCATATAAATAGATTGCCTACGGATAAACTCAGAGAATGGGCAGCAGAGCCAGATGTATTAACTGTACTAAGAGAAAAAGGCTTACATTCTAATATCTCTCTTGATAAGGCTAAAGAGATTATATTTGGTATTGCACAAGATTATCCTAGATTACTAGGTGATGACTTTGCAGGTGAATATGCTAAGCTAGATTTTGCTAGAGGTAAAATGTCACATCCTCTTAACCAGTGGCTGAGGCTATTATCTGAAAGAGTATATAATCATAGAAATACTTTTGAAGCTACAATACAGCAGATTGATGGTCATAGACTAAGTGATGATATGCTTCTGCCTCCAAGACTGAAGAGCGCACGCGATAAGTCTTTCTACCACGACATAGCCACTGATATGTATGGGAATGGGGCTAAAACAATTGCAGGTAATGAAGCGCCGGGCCGCTTAGGGGCTATAATATCTACGATGGGTGAGGGGCCGTGGGGTAAGCGTCTTAGTGAATGGGCTAAGAAAGACGTATGGTATGCTAAAACAGCAAAAAATCTTATTATGGCACCTGTTAATGTGGCTTTTTATGGCGGTCAGGGTGGACTAGCTCATGCAGCCGTAAAAGCAATATCTGCTAGAGCAGGTGAGTATGATAGAATTACTGGTGCCAGTGATAGAGGCAGAAGCACACTCCAAGACCACGGTGAAAGTGCATTAGGCTTAGTAGTTGATGCGCCTAATGCTGCTCACTTAGAAGCAGCACGGCGTTTAGAAGATGTTCGTGATATCCAAGGTATGGAGCATTTTACTAAACTTGAACTACAGGATACTCCCGAAGGATTAAAAAGAATCAGGGAACTTGAGGAATCTGAAGAAGGTATCAGGATGAGCCAGTTATTTGTGACAGGCGCGGCGAAGGGCGGCGGTAAGGGTAAGCCGGCAATATCAACAAAAGCTACTCCACTTAAATATGCAGAAGCAAAGTGGAAACAAGAGATGGAACCAACTGGCACAGGAATAGCATCAGATATTAGAAAGCTCTTCCAGACACCAGATATGCCGCTTGACCGTATACCCGAAAAGTTCTGGCATATTTACTACAAAGATATGGGTACAACAATATATGTAAATGGACAAGCAAAATTTGTACCGTCAAAGCTATATAAAGACCTTGTTCTTTACAGGGCTACAATAGATGAGATTGAATATCAGCAGCGCCTTAATGGTATTGACCCTGCTAAAGAATCTGCTGATAGAGGTGGCAGATATAATCCAGAAGCACATGCCCCTAGAATTTATCAGATGCTGGGGGAGGCAGGAGAAACGTCAAGAGACTACTTAGAAAGCGGTCATACTAAACACTTTAGGCCAAGGATTGAAGAGGATATAATTGATATTTACCATGCGTATACGGTGGGAGGCGGTACAGACGCACTTAGAGGTATAGCTGACCGTATAGCGATATACAGCGACTCAGGACGAAAGTCTATTATTGATAAGCAGGCACAGCAATGGATTAGAGGACAGGCTTACACAAAAGAAGCCTATAGTATATTCGCTAAGAGAGCGGCTACTAGAGCAGGTCTAAAAGGGCTAAGGGAACTTGTGAATGAGCGCAAAGGTATGCGTACCCCAGATGGGAGTTATATACAGACCGAGGGCAGTGGTTCTTCTATAGAGGCGCTAAACAAATGGGCTAAGCAAGACCCAGACCTTGATATGTTCGGGCTTAAAATAAATGACTTTCTAGATGGCAGCTATAGGTCAAATGAGTTCTGGCATACTAATGCAGACAAGTTATTAGACCAAATAGATTCTAAATTAGGCCAGCTTGATACGTCTCTTGCAGGTAGGCATAGCTTATTAGGGCAGCTTAACATTGATTGGATAAGAGGTACACACCTATCTTCGTTAAGTAATCGTGAGCAGAAAATGGTCAAGCAGTATCTGGTAAAGACTACAAATATCTTTACAGCAGTGCCAAAGATAGCTGCTGATACGTTTAGTACGCCTAACCGTCTTATGAGATACTTTAAGTCTGGAATAGATATTGGCGCCCCAATGATTCATGGATGGAACGCGCTCATAAGAACTACTACAGGTGATAAGAAGGCTGCACAGGCTTGGTACAAAGGAACTAAGATGATGGGCCAGATGTGGCTAGACCCTAAAATGTATCATAAATATCAAGCAGAAAACATAGGAGTACTTAATGAGGCTTCTGGCCTTGGTGGGGTTAGGCTATCACAGCCTGAGCCGTTATGGGCCGCGGATGACAAGGCAGTTCTATTCTTAAAACAAAATTCAAAAAAAATAGCAAAGACATTAGGTATTCCAGAGACCGCAGTTCTTGGTAGGTTTGAGGACAGCTTCTCTGGTTTTCTAGATGTTCTAAGGTCTGAACTCTGGCAGTCTATGAAAATGTCTGTAGATGATGAGATTTTAACGCTGCGTACTGCTGCTGGTAAAGCTGGTAAGAATTTTGATGCTGCGGATATAACAAATAAGAAGTATCGTGAGTTAGGTTCAGTTATAAATAAGATGACTGGAGCCTTTGACCCACACATGGTAAGGCAAACACCGTTACAGGCACACTTAGAAAGTACACTAATATTCTTTGCCCCAATGTACAGGCGTGCTACTTACAGTATCATGGGAGACCTATTCAGATTCAAGTCTAAGGACGGTTCTGGCGGCATGACCAGCATGAGACAGAGGGCTGCCTTTAGGCAGATGACAGCCTTGGTAACGGCTGGAGCTATGATGCAGCAGTTAGCTGTATGGACAGGTAACGGTCGGGGGGATATGTTTGAAGACGGTGAGATTACCGGGGCAGACGATGCACTTGACCTTACATCTAGATTTGGTAAGATGCATATTGCAGGAGCGCAAATAGGCTTTGGTGGTGCATGGTTCTCGGCATTTAGACTAGCCAGTGATTTAGCGATGAACTTAACACATAGTGATAAGAACCAAGCTGAGGATAAACACTGGTCTGAGAGTTGGGTATTTGACCTTCTTCAGAGAAGAGGTAGGTCGCAATCGGCTCCTATAATGGGGCTTTTTACTGACGTTATTGCAGGACGTACATTCTTAGGAGAACCGCTACGAGATGATGACGGCTGGGATACAAGTAAGATTCTACTACATGGTGGGAGGAATATGGTTCCTTTCTGGCTAGATGGCGCCTTTGCCGGGCCATTTAAGGCAGCACCAGTAATGATGGCTGGAGAGTTTATGGGGCTGTCATCTTATGAGATTAGCTTATACGATAGACTATCGGCTGCTAGACAGGGAGCCTTAGCAAATTCTGACCTTGGGCCTGTAAAACAGTACCGAGATGAAGTACGCAAGGCTGGCGGAAAGTTATACTTTCGGACGGCACCATCTACACTTCAAAAATATATTAACAATAGTGTTCCAGAAGTTCACCTACTGGCAGAAGAGTTTGATAAGGAGTATGGAATTACAGTCTCTGGTGACGCTAGAGAAATGCGTGAATACTACAAAGAGAAACATGCCTTTGACCTTATACAGGTACAGGAGTTAGCTCTTGTTTCACAGGGGTATGAAGAGGGCAGGATGGATATGGATGGTGTAGGAAAAGCATATTCTTTCGCTGCAAAAGCTAGAAGGCAGCGAAATCAGGAACTGCTAGAGAAATATACAGGCGTAGAAGCGCACTTTAGCGACTTGCGTAATGCACAGAATGATGAAGACTGGCATGGATTTCAAGGAGACCTATACTACTATCAATTGCAGGCTACCAAAAATGATAAGATATTTGAGAGGGATGATGGGACTTGGGACTTTGAACGGTCTAATTGGGCTGAACAGGGATGGTGGCAAGCTAATCCAGAAGCAGCACCTTTTAGAGACTATATAACAAATAAAGAAAGGAATTGGTTTAAGTCGCTACCAGTAATACAGCGATATGTAGAAGGCATAACGGCAATACAGGACTCTCAGTACTTTGATATGCATGAGGTAATATATAAGCAGGGAAGCAAAGAACGAATTATGGCTATAGAAATGAAAGATATATCTTCAGATTATAAAGATACACTAGTACAGGCATATCCTGATACATATGGGAAAGTTTGGAAAGAATTAAAAGAAGCAAGGGAAGAGATGTTAAAAAGAAATCCGATACTAGATGCGTGGATAGTAGAGATTTTAGGTAACAACCCCAAGAATATTGTTAACATAAGAGCTAATCTAAAAGAGAGACTACTATTCAATAGAAGGTATGGACTTGCTAACACGCCCCATAAAGATAGATTTACAATAAGCGCTACAGGAGACATACTAGTAGCAAGTAGAGAAGGTAATGAAAATCCATATGTACCTACACGCCCTTCCTACTAATTGACACAATACAAATAATGTGGTATAATAAATGTGGAGTACCAGCGTGGGACATCCAAGGAGGCACTAACCGTGGCTGAGTATAACGAGATTCAGAACAGTAATAGTACTAACGCAGAAGCGGACATCTATGACGGAGTATCTGATGAACAAAAGAACTGGCAACGACAACTGAACCGGGCCAGAGAGCAAAACAAGGAACTCTTAAAAGGGTATCTGGAGTTAGGTGAAACTAAAGCGGCCTTATCGCGCGTAGAGGGCGCAGTAGAATCACTCATTGACCACTTTGCGCAAAGTAGTTATGAGGATTCTCCTATCACAGGAGTGAAGGATAGCATGGCTCAGCAAAGGCAATCGGACACTTCGATGCTAATGCACAGGACTCAAATTGCCGATATATTACACGACAATGACAGTACTTGGGACTCTGAACAAATAGAAGAAGCAAGGACTAAGTGGACACAAGGAGACTACGCTGGCGCGTTGGCTTCTGTCCAGTCCTCGTTTTCACAAGAAGTAACAGATATTGACGCAGAAGTTGAGCGTCGTGTCGCTGACAGGCTACGAGAGGGTGGCAGAGGAGTCGATGCAGGCTCCTCTACCGCCGCAGGCCAAAGGCGCATGACACTCGCTGATGCAGAAGCTGTTACACCGGGTATGAGTGACGACCAAATGGCCGCTCATGCCGATACGGTTTTAGACCAATTCTTTAATAGGAGAAATTAATGGCAACAGGGCAATACGAGTTTATTGATAACACTACTGCTGATGTCTTTATACCTGAGATTTGGTCACCCTTGGCAATTGTCGCACGAGAACAGCAATTAGTCTTTGCTAAGTTAGTTGACCGAAGATTTGAAGATGGCTTATCCGCAGGGGACACAATACACGTTCCCGGCGTGAGTGATATGGCGGCACGAACAAAGTCCACCAACACGGCTATCACGTATGAGACAGTCACAGAATCTAATACGGACATAACAATTGGTACGCACAAATATGCGGCTATTGCTGTGGAGAGTATAACGAAAGTCCAGAACAACAGAGACCAGCTAGCACTGTATGCTGGAAAATTGGGATATGCCCTCGGCCTAGATGTAGATGACACACTAGCCGGGCTACCTGATAACTTCAGTCAGACAGTCGGAACACTGGCGGCGGAGAATACATTCCACGACTACCTACGAGCTATACAGTATCTTGATGATGCTAATGCCCCGGCAGAAAGTCGCTACTTTGTTATTTCCCCAGCCGCTGAGGTTGGACTCATGAAGCAGGATATATATACAAATAATGACTACGCTATGTTACACGGTGAAGGCCGCAATACAGCGTTGGAGTTTGCGTATGTAAGTTCTTTCCTTAATATCCCAGTCTACAAAACTACCAACGTGGAGGGTTCTAACTCCGCAGGCCACGACAACACACTCTTCCAGAAAGAGTCTATTGCCTTGGTTATGCAGATGGCACCTACCATGCACAGCATGTTTGACATCGACTACTTTGCAGATAAAGTAGCTATCGAGCAGTTGTATGGTACGCAAGAGATGAGGGACGACCACGGCGTATGGATTAAAGGAGCTTAAATGGCTACTACGAAGAAGAGTGAAGCAGACCCATTAGAGGCTATTCTAGAGAAGCTGGGGGCGATGGAGCAGAGAATCTCCACTATGGAGACTAAGGCTACTGAGCCTCCAGCTCTACGAGTAACACCAGAACCGGGCAACCCATACAAAGATAAGAAGGTCGTACAAGACCATCTCTTTGCATCGGCGCCCAACCTGCTCAGCGAGGGGGATGTAATAAAATTGAAAGATACTACCGAGAAAGCTCAGACTATAATGGCTAACATGGAGAAACTTAGACCAGAAATCCAAGCTAACATTAAAGAGAAGGGTATTCTCGGCGTAGTTGAAGACTACAAATTAACAAACGCAAGAACCGCTGACCCCAAGTTTAGGGTTAACTTTCCCGGCATTGGGTCAGATGGGATTTGCATGTCGGAGTTAGAGATAATTGAGCGAGTCTAAGACTGGCGAAGAAGTACTGATTGATACGGCAGCCGTACAGGAAAGGCTGGACAAACGTAAGGATAACCCTTACTCCAGACTGGAAGGTAGTTGCCATGTACCAGTAGACGCCAGCAGTGGGCTGAAGAAGTCCCACTTAAAGAAGACCGCAGATACATTTCTAACCGAGATGGATAAACGTGGATATATGCTATCCTCTCGACTGAGCCTGCTAGGGCCATTCGAGGCGGTAGAGTTGGATACCAGTAAGCCGCTCCCAGAGATGGAAGAGTGGCGTATACGTGGAGTATTCAAGAAAGATAAACCAGAGTTTCAGCGGATATATGTTGACCCGGATTTGGTGAAGCAGGACGCTGGACACTCTTTAACAGCAGATAAGCTATAGGAGAAGATAATGGCTAGAAACCCGGTACAACATGTCCCAAGCCGTCAGAACCTTAGAAATACACTGGGGCTGGCTAGGGAATTTGGATTCATAGAATTCAATACAATCGACCAAGTAGAGTGGTGGGATGACTTCATAGGTGATACCATCCACGGTGGCTATTTCACTGCTACCAATGGTACAGGCGCAGATGCGCTGGCTATTTCCGCGACAGGAATTAGTGGTGAGGCAACGATTAAGAATGGTACGGCAGATGATGCCTACTCAGGATTTGGTACAGGACTAGAGTGGTACGGTCAGTTGAACTGTGCTATGGCGGTCAGGCTGAAGACTGATGACATTGCAGCGACCAAGATTGAGGTAGGGTTTACGGATGCTACTGATGATGGTGGTGCATGTAATGACCTTGACGGTGCCACGTTCACAGCTACAGACTGCGCGGTGTGGGCATTTGATACAGACGATAGTACAGATAACTGGAAGCTGGCATCAACCCCAGACGGTGGTACTACAGATACAGTAACTGATACAAGTATTGCACCTGTAGCAGATACATACGAAACTTTGATTGTGGCGCTGGAAGATACGGCGGCACACTTTTATCGACTGGACTCTAATGGATATCAAACTTATAGGGCTTCCCACACTACAGGGCCATCTAAAGATGTAGCGCTGACACCTTGGGTGTTTACGCAGACAAGAGAAGGCTCCGATGAGAAGACAGTTACAGTAGACTTCATCAGGGTTTGGCAGAGGAGAACCGTGAGCTAATGGGAAATATGTCACAGACTATGTTCTCCAGTTCCTTGAGAGGGGCTGACACTTACACGAGTACCGCCATAACTAACCATAGTGCGCGAGGTGGAATATTCTTCCTTGACATTACGGCTGAAGGCGGTACCGCAACTCTTGATATTAAGATACAGGGGCTTGACCAGATAAGTGGTGATTGGTTTGACTTAGGTAATAACGTGATGGGTACAGGGGCTTACGCCTTTGCACAGGCATCCGGTGTAACTACCGGGCCTACAGTACTAACTGTTTATCCCGGCCTGACAGCGAGCGGCAACGCGGTCTGCTCAGGAATACTGCCTGCTATATTCAGAGCGCACGCCACAGTAGCTGGGTCTTCAACCCCTACATTTACTTTCTCATTAGGTGTTGACTTAATAGAATAAGGAGGCCACATGGCTAATGAACTACGCCATGCTGATGTAGGTACTGCTCTGTCCAAGACAGAGTGGGAATCTACTACTGGGCATATATTTAATAGTCAAGCTGCTGGTGATATTATGTACGCCAGCAGCACAAGCCAACTCTCACGATTGGCTATTGGCTCAGCCGCAACATTACTAGCGACAAATAGCGGAGCAACTGCCCCGGAATGGATTGCGCAGTCTGCTATTACAGCGCTTACAGGGCTGGTTACTATAGGTGCCGCTGGCGCCACTACAAACATCGTCGCAGGCGATGTTACTATGTACAATGCTGTAAATGATGGAAATCCAAGCATTAGTATAGGTTCCAGTTCTGCTGAAAGATTTGTAATTACACCCACTTATACGTCAGGCGCACAGCTACTTGACTATGTAAAATTCTCAACGGTTGAAGCAAGCAGTACAGCTAACAGAGGTAAGTATATCTTTGATGTTGATGGTACTGATATTGTCACGATTGATGATGGCGGTATTGACTTGGCATCAGGTAAGACGTTTGCCATCAATGGCACGGATATCGTGTCCAGCCCAATCACAGCACTCAACAGCGCTACAGCAAACGAGCTTGTTACTGTAGGAAGTACAACAACAGAACTCGATGCAGAAGCTAACCTCACATATAGCAGTGATGTATTAGCAACAACTTCTTCATCAGCCAGCTTACCCAGAATAGATATTACAAATACTCATGCTGGGGCAACTGCTGGTGAAATAAGATTTAATAAAGATAGTGCGTCTGGTGATGATAGTGACGTTATGGGTACTATATCATGGTATGGTACTGATGCTGCCGAGAATACTCACCAACAACTAGCATACGTGGATTCAATTATTACAGACTCTGCTCACGGTTCTGAAGCGGCGTCTTTAAGATTCTATGTAGCAGAAAATGATGGTACAAATACTCTAGGTTTACAGCTTGCTGGACAAGCTGATGCTGATGGTGAGATTGATGTAACGATAGGAGCTGGCGCGGCCTCAACTACTACAATAGCTGGCACACTTACTATGGGCAGCACGGCAGCATTGACAAATGCTGGATTGGTTGCGGTTACAAACCAGTCTAATATTGCTGGTGTTGGCACAATTACGTCAGGTACGTGGCAAGGGACTGCTATAGCTCAAGCCTATATTGCTGATAATTCTATTAGCCTTGCTAAGATGGCACACGGTACTGACGGTAATCTAATAACATATGATGCTAGTGGCGCTCCAGCGGCTGTAGCGACAGGCAATGATGGGCAGGTACTAACAAGCGCAGGGGCAGGGCAGCCTCCAGCGTTTGAAAACGCTGCTAGTGGTGGAACAGTAACTCTTACCGCATTTGAAGATTTAGCAGAAGGAATGCCAGTAGCTTACTATAATGATAGCGGTACTATTAAGGCTTCTTCTATATACGGATTTTCTGAGTCAACTGAGACTGAGACTAGTTCTTACTTTGCATCAAAAAATAATGATGCGAGAACTCAGGGAATAACGTACTGTGAAGGAATACAAAGGTTTGTAGAAATTAGCAACTTTGGTGGTACTAGTGCTGCGACTTATGGAAGAGTTGGGGTTTGGGATAATACTACTCAGCAGATAACATGGCACGCATTTGTACAGCTTATCTCTGATACTGCTGGCCCTAGGCACGTTCACTGGGATGAAACAAATGATAGGGTAATTGTTTTGGGTGGAGCAGGTAGCTATGAAACCCAAGGCTGGGTATTTACTGTAGATACGACCAATAATGTTTTTTACACTTCTGGAACCTATGCTGCTGGTACTCCTGTAACAATTCAGGGTTCCACACATCCATATCCTACTTCTGGAATACAAGGATGGCACGATACCGCTACTAATACATCAATAGTAATGATGACAGGGTATCAAGGTGGTAGCACCCTTAGCCAAAGATTATTTATGGGGTTGCTTGTTGTAGGCGGTACTAACAATACTACTCTATCAGTTCAAAGTGCCTTACAGGAAGTACATCAGGATACTCAAGGTGGTAGCACGCATACTGTCACTAATAATCAATTTGTGTGGTATAACCCGACTAGCGGTACTGCATATGGACTAATATATTTCAACGATGGAAGTGATAGTGAGGAACTGAAAGTAAGGGCATTTACTCATGATGATGGTACTGATGGGGCTGCCATTATTTTGGGAAGTTACTATGAACCGTTTGGTGCGGATTCTGGACACTCTACTCTTGGTGCAGGAGCTATGAGTACCGCTTCTCCACAAACATCCGTAGGATGTAATACTAAAACTATATCTGTAGATACAAGTAATGGTAATTTTGTAATAGCTGCTGCTTGGTATAATAATACGGCGAGTATGTATATACCGGTACTTGTAGCCTTAAAAGTGGATGCTAGTGACAGAACTATTACTGGAGCAGGAGCAGGTATTAGTACACCCAGAGGTACTGATAATTTAGGTGTTAGAGATTATAAAATAAAGGGTGCAGATTGGGTACAGGTCTACCCTACTGTGACCAGTGCAAATTACCATTATGATGATGCAACAGCAAGCAATACTAATTATGGCTATTATTTCATTATAAACTATGACCCTGACCTAGACTGCCATGTAATGATAGCTAGTGTTAATCCACGAGCAATGGTAAGTAAAGCACATGGTGGTAAAAGATTTCCCAGTGCTCAAGACAGTAGGGGTATTGGAGTTTCTACATATACTCTTGGTGGCACTGATGACCTAGTAATTACAGAAGGCAGCAACCCATCACTAATACGTTCTCCGTATAGGTGGGGTGCAGATGGGGCAAACGAATTTACTGATACCATTGCGTATGGGACTGGAGGATGGGCATTACCATACGATACTACTAATAATATAATGCACTTTATGCCAGCGGACACTTCTAGTGGGCGGATGGTTGATGGTGTATCTTTTGAGAACTCAGGATATTTCTGCTTTAGAAAACCAAACCAGACAACACAGACTATTGCTAATACATATACAGATAGTAATGCTGAGAAGTTTATAGGATTTAATACCGCAGAGGTAAGCGCAGGAGCCTCAGCTACGATTACAGTGAAAGGTGGGTTAAATGAAAATCAGAGTAGTCTTACTGTAGGACAAGAATATTGGATTGGAGATAGTGGTAAGTTAAGAGCAGTAAAACCTGCGGCTACTGGTTCTTTGTATAGAGCAGGACTAGCTGTCACGGCTTCCAATCTATTTGTTTTCAATGATAGAGGAGAAGGACAATAATGAAGACTTTAGTATCAACCGGCGCAAATCTTGGAGTAAATGTTTCATATTTTTTAGAAGCCGACAGTTTGAACATAGATATAAGCGGCCCTGAGATTGTTGTGGGTGACATGAAAATTATGGCAGGTGGAAACTGGCCCCCAGCAGAAGCTGTTGTTCATGAGAATGTTACAACAATTACTGATGAGATTATGTATTTAAAAGGAACCTCTATTAAGGTGGCGGACTGGGAACCTAGTAAATATACATATAATGGTTCTGTCTGGGCTGCTAGATAGCGGAATGAAAGTCTTCTCAGCATCACTCAGGTTAAAACCTAACATCGAATTAGATATATACTTTATGTATATAAATATTACATTGAACATATATGCAAGGGGCCGTAGGTAGGAAGCGTGTAAAGATACATGTAAGCAATTGTGCCTACAAAGGTAACAAAGGTGTAAAATGTTTGTACCCAAAATCAGAGTTCCTAAAATTAAGATTCCGCGACCTACTTTGCCGACGATTAGAATACCTAATCCATTCCCCAAGATACTGGCAATGATAATGTCCGTTGTAAGGTCTCCTGTCGCCGCGTACAGACGCGTAACGGTCTGGCGCAACTGGATACTAGCAAAGATACAATATCTCAACGAGGAGAGCGCCAAGTGGAAGACGGCATTTAATATAGTTAAGTCTCCGTACTCGCTACTCCGGGCGCTAGGGTTCAGTCCGCAAATGGCAATAGGGTTGCTGGCTATCGGTGGTACGGCTGGTGGAGGTGTCGTGGTTAACGAGACCCTGCTGGCTGAGCGCTCATTCTCTGGCGGTGACAGTGGTATATATGCCGCACCCCATGACATGCCCAGCACTACGCTGGAGGCGACTATGGCGTGGCGCGAGGA